GGCACTTATTTCATTAGGAGGCATTATACAATCACCGGTTGTTTCAACTGCCGCTTCCACTAAAACCTCTTCTTATGTTGGTATAGGCTCTACAGTTATTTCATTCTCAAGTATTGCAAACTTCAGCAGTGGTGATTTTGCAAAGATTGACAGTGAAATCATAAAAGTAGTAACAGTTGGTATTGCAACAACAAATGATGTTTCAGTTCAACGTGGGTGGGCGGGCACAGGAATTGCCACACATCCAACAAACTCAATAGTATATAAAGTTCAGGGTGATTACAATATTATTGATAACACTATTCATTTTGTTGACCCACCAAAAGGTCTATCTCCAATCGGCACTACAACTGGTTCCGGCGAAGATGTTGACTTTGTTGGAATTACAACCACTTTGGATTTCAATGGTAGGGTATTTATGCGAAGTGGAGCAAAAAATTCCACCGTCGATGCATATTCAACAAACTTCGTATTTGACGACATCTCAAGTAACTTCAATGGAATATCTTCATCTTTTACCTTAAAATCTAATTTCCAAAATGTTGCCGAGTTTTCTCAGAATAATGGGGCAATACTTATTAATGAAGTTTTCCAATCACCATCAGATTTTACCGGTTCATATAAAACTTATGGAAGTTATACGCTAGAGCAGACCGCTGGAATCACCTCTATTAGGTTCCTAGGAGCCCCTGCAACGCAGACGTATGACGTAAATGGCTCTGGGCTACCTGTTGGCGGAGTTATTGTTGCCGTGGGGTATTCACAGGGGTTTGGCCTTCAACCACTTGTAGCGGCGGGGGGAACAGCAGTTGTTTCTACTGCCGGAACTATCAGATCAATTAGCATCGGAAATAGTGGTTCCGGCTATAGGTCGGGTCTCCAGTCTGTAAATGTCGGGCTTTATGTTTCTACTACTGGTATATCAACAGTTCAATATATTGGTATTGCCTCAATTTTAAATGGTCAAGTTGTTTCTGTTGCCATAACGAATCCTGGTACTGGTTATACTTCAACAAATCCGCCTATTGTTAAATTTGACGACCCTCTTCCATATGTAGATTTACCTCTTCAATATATGTCACCCTCTTCTGGTGTTGGAACTGGGGGTAAAGTTAAGGTTAATGTTGGATTAGGTTCAAGTGTTATTAACCTTGAAGTAACAAATCGTGGATTTGGCTATAGAAAAGGAGACGTTTTAACTGTAAGTGTAGGTGGCACAGTTGGTATTCCCACTATCACTTCACCGTCATATAGTACTTTTAAACTATCTGTTGATGAAATTTACAATAATAAGTTTGCAGGTTGGACATTCGGTGAACTTCAAATTATTGATTCCATTGAAAATCTATTCAATGGAATAAGAAAATCATTCCCAGTCAAAATTGACAACGAACTTAAGAGTATTAGGGCTCGTTATGGTTCACCGATTGATATTAAATCCACACTCTTAGTCTTCGTAAATGGTATTCTTCAAATTCCAGGAGAAGGTTATAAATTTACCGGCAGTAGTTTCATCACATTTACCGAAGCACCAAGAGCAGGCTATTCTTGTGTTGTTCTTTTCTATCGGGGCACGGGTTCGGTTGATGTAGTGGATGTTGATGTTTTAGAAACCATAAAGCCGGGGGATATAGTTAAATTAAATGATGATTTTGGTTATTCAGAAAATGAAAGAGTTGTATCCAGTGTCAATTCTTCAGATTCTATTAACACTATTGCTTATAGCGGTCCAGGGGTTTCAAATGATGAAACATATACAAGACCAGTAAAATGGTGTAGGCAAACTGAAGACTTGTTCATTGACCAAAAAGAAGTTCCAAAAAATAGAGAAATTTATGAGCCAATTATTGAACCTTCAACCAATATTATTAAAACAATTGGTATTACCTCTACTATAATTTTTGTTGAAAACCTCAGAACATTCTTTGATGACCAGCGTGAGAATTCTGTAGTAGATTACAGAAATAAATTTAAGATTATCACACAAGACGAAATTCGTCCAGCAATATCTACTGCTACTGTTTCTATTGCTGGCACAATTCAGGCTGTTACAATTTTAGACGGCGGTAAAGGTTATACAAGTCATCCAGTGGTTTCTTTTTCAACTCCAATAGGTTTAACAACTGCGTCTAGGGCTTATGCAACTGCAACTGTAACATCAGGTTCAATTAGTTCAATAACAATAACTGCACCGGGAACTGGTTATACTGCATCACTTCCGCCACAAGTAATGGTTAGCAATCCTTCTAGTGCCTTTGAAAACATAACTGCAAGTACGATTCAAGGAGATTTTGGAATCGTTACGGGAGTATCAACAACGTCAGTTGGGGTTGCATCAACCGGTCTCGTATTTAACCTTTACATACCACAAGAATCTGCACTGAGAAACAGTAGTATTGTCGGCTCTGCTATTACAATTAGTGGTATTCAAACTGGTTATTATTTTGTTCTGAAAAATTCTTTTGTTGGAAATGGAATAACATCTTTAGATGAATCAGGTTCTATTATTTCAATTTGCACTAGTTTTATAGACAATGTTTACAGAGTTGCAGATGTTTCAATTGCTCAAACATTTGTGGCGGGCGTCGGTACAACTACAGTCTCGAGAGTTACAGTAAGTGTTACCAATAATGGCATTCCTGGTATTGGTTTCACTAACATTTACGGAACTTATAGTTGGGGTAGAATCACAGTTCCTCAAAGAACAACCTCAAATATGTTTACAGTTTATAATAATGGGATAACTGGAATAAGTACATCTCCTATAGTAAAAAGGGTAAATCCCCTCAGATATAAAAATTACACCTAAATAACTAAAAAGTTTAATATGTCAGCGATAATTACAGACCAACTTAGAATTTTTCAAGCCAAAAAGTTTGTTGAGACTGTCACGGCGGGTACAGATACATATTATACTTTTATCGGTCTGCCAAATGCCACAGACTATCAAACAGATTGGGATACTTCACCACCGGCACCTAAAGACAGTTTTGACCAAGAAAACGACTATTGGGACACTATGATTGCCTTGAAAAAGGTAACTATCACCAATGCCAAACAAATTGTTAAGAAAACAACTTGGACTTCAGGTACAACTTATGATATGTACCGCCACGACATTACTAGAAGCAATACATCAAAACCTTCGGGGGCAACTAGCCTATATTCTTCAAATTATTTTGTTGTAAACCAAGATTACAAGGTTTACATTTGTCTTTTCAATGGTGCAGACCCAGAAAATCCGAGCGGTCGTCCATCTTTAAATGAGCCAACTTTTACAGATTTAGAACCAAGGAAGGCCGGTGAGAGTGGTGATGGTTATATTTGGAAATATCTCTATACTATCAAGCCGAGTGATATTATCAAATTTGACTCAACAAATTATATTCCGGTCCCCTCTGATTGGGAAAAGGATTCTGAATATACTTCCATTCGCAACAATGCAACAAATGGTGGCCAATTAAAGATTATCACCGTCACAAATAGAGGCGTTTCAATCGGTTCACCCAATACCACCTACACCAAAGTTCCAATCAAAGGGGATGGAAGTGGGGCAGAAGCAACAATTGTTGTAAATAATGATGCAAAAGTTGATTCTATTACTGTAACTAAAGGTGGTTCTGGTTATACATATGGAACGGTTGATTTAGTTGCAGGTGGAGTTCCCACAGGTTCTACTACACCAATTTTCAATGTAATAATTCCACCAAAAGGTGGGCACGGTTATGACATTTATAGAGAACTGGGTGCAACAAAGGCTATTCTTTATTCCAGATTTGAGAATGATACCTTAAACCCAGATTTTATCGTTGGCAATCAAACCGCAAGGGTTGGTATTGTAAAAAATCCCGAAACTTATGGCTCTTCAACTGGATTGAGTGCGGATAAAGCCAGTGCTCTTTATGCTATTAAGGTAACGGGAACTAATCTAACCGCAGCGTCTTTTCCAACAGATTCTAGATTTACCCAAACAATAGGAACTGGTGTTACTGCAGTTGGTAGAGTAGCATCATTTGATTATACAAATAATGTGCTCAAGTATTGGCAAGACCGTTCACTTGTTGGGTTTAATACTAATGGAACCCAAAATAGTTCACCAACTTATGGATTAAATTTGAACCGTTTTACTTCATCTCCAGCAACTGGCGGTTCTTTAAATCTAGTTTGTGGGAGCAATACTATTCCAATTAATAATACTTTTAACGGGGATTATAACACGATAAATAATAGTTATCTAGGTCAATATTTTACAAATGGATTATCAAATCCAGAAGTAAAGAAATATTCCGGGGACATTATTCACATTGATAATAGACCATCTTTCACTAGGTCTACCAATCAAAAAGAAGACATCAAGGTAATTTTGCAGTTCTAACCTCCAATGCCACAGGAAACAAATCTCAATATCACTCCGTATAACGACGATTTCAATACCGTTGATAATTACTATCGGGTATTATTTAAACCGACAAATCCAGTTCAGGCAAGAGAGTTAAATAACCTGCAATCAATCCTGCAAAATCAGATTGAACAATTTGGCAATCATATTTTCAAAGAAGGGTCAGTAGTAATTCCTGGTAATATTGATTATGATAATGACCTTCAAGTAATAGAACTGCAAAACTCATATAATGGAATCAGTGTATCTACCTATATTCCACTATTAGTTGGTAAGACAATAAGAGGTAAAAGCAGTGGCATTAGAGCAACTGTAATTCTTTTTCAAACTCAAAATGATTCTGAAAGAGGAAATGCTTCCCTTTATATCAAATATATTAGTTCAGATACTTCAACAGGAGCAAAAGAATTATTTTCAGATGGTGAAGAACTTGTCCTAGAGGCATCTTCAACTGAAACTCTTTCTACCGGGGAAATCGTTGTTTTTACCGCCGGGGAAACTATTGCAGCAACTGTTGCAAGCAATTGTAATTCCATTGCATCTTCTGTAACCATTTCTGATGGTGTTTATTTTATTAGGGGAACATTTGTAAATGTTTACAAGCAAACTTTACTCTTAGAACAATACTCAAACACTTCATCATATAAAGTAGGATTTTTCGTTTCCGAAACTATTATTACTTCCGATGATAAGATTGAACTTGTTGATAATGCCAGTGGTTTTCCAAATTATGCTGCACCGGGCGCCGATAGATTTTCTATTCAGTTAATCTTAACCAAATATTCTACTGAAGAAGAGAAGCCGAGCAACTTTGTTCAACTTTTAGAAATTAGGAAAGGTGTTTTAGTAACAACTCAAGATGTAGTAAATTATAATGTTTTAGAGCAAGAGTTTGCAAGAAGAACATTTGATGAATCTGGAAACTATTATGTCAATTCCCCCGTTGTATCAATTAGTGAATCTTTAAATAATCTACTTGGCAATAACGGGGTTTATGATGCATCAGAGGTAACTTATGATGGTAATACCCCAAGTGATAGTTTGGGTATTTATCAAGTATCCCCACTCAAGGCTTATGTTAAAGGATACGAAGCAAAAACTGTAAGCCCTAGATTTATTGATTTTAAAAAGCCGAGAATAACCAAACTTCTTGAAAATCAAGAACTTGTTTATTATACTGGTTCCACTCTTACCCTAAACCGAGTTTACGGAACACCTACAATTGGAATTGGCACAAATTACACTTTGAGCCTTAGAGATTCAAGAGTTAGCGGTTCTCAACTAGCGGCCCCAGGAAAAGAGATTGGTTTGGCAAGAGTTTATGACTTTGCCCTGGAATCTGGCTCATATACTACAACCAATCCCAATCTGAATGAATGGGATATTTCACTTTTTGATGTGCAATCCTACACTGAATTGACATTAAATCAAAGTTTAGATAATGACATTCAGTATAATGTACCTTGTCAAATTGTTGGCAAATCTAGCGGAGCAGCAGGCTTCCTACGTTACGATTCAAGAAATAGTGGCATTGTTACGGCATATGATATTCGTGGAACATTTGCAACTGGAGAACGGTTAATTTTCAACGGCATTGAAAATACAAGAGTTTCAACTGCTGTTACCTCATATTCTTTAAATGACGTAAAGGCGGTATATGGAACTGTAGGTGCTGCTTATACTTTTACTGCAGATGTTAAACAGTATCCATCAACTCAAATTAATCAAGTAAATATCACTGCATTTGACCCGTCAACCGGTTTGTCAACAGTAACTAGAACAACCAATACATTTATTGGTAGTGTTAAAGTTGGAAATCTCGTCGCTTTCACTACTCCCGGAATTTCTACAACCAATTATGCTAGAGTTACAACAGTTGACTCTAAAACATTAACGATTACTGGTGTAACAACGGTTACCGGTATTTGTGAAGGTAGGCTACCGTCAAGTGCGATTAACCCATCGGATTTTGCTTTACTTTCTTCACAACTAACAAAATCGCAAGATAATACTCTTTATACAGAATTACCAAAAGAAAAGGTAAATAACGTTAATCTACTGGGCTCTAATCTTATTATAAGAAAGCAGTTTGATGTTAATATTTCATCAAATGCAGTTGGCCCCATTCTATCAGACACCAATGAAACGTTCTTACCATTTGACGAAGAAAGATACGTTCTTATTCGTGAAGATGGAACAACCGAAACATTAACTTCTGATAAGTTTGCCTACGGGAGCGGTTCATCTTCTATTACAATAAGTGGTCTTGGTAGTAATTCTAACGCAAAACTTATTGCAACTCTCAGAAAAATTAATGTAAAGGAAAAAGTTAAATATAAAAATAGAATCAAGACGATTACAATTGATAAGTCAAAGTATAATGCTTCTGGTATTGGAAATACTACATTAAATGACGGCTTAATTTATGGAAACTATCCGTATGGTTCTAGAGTTCAAGATACAGATATTTGCCTTCTTGAGCCCGATGTTACAAAAATTTATGGGGTATTTGAGTCATCTACTATAAATCCACCATCTTTACCTAAAGTAACTCTATCCTCTATCAGTGGTCTAACAAACAAAACTGGGGATTTGCTCGTCGGAGAAACAATAATTGGTTCAATTTCTAAGGCAGTTGCAATTTATGTTCAAAGTGTAAATGACTTGAGCATTAACTTTGTTTATTTAAATTCTTCTACTTTTAATGTAAATGAAACTCTCACATTCCAAGATACCGGTGTTACTGCAAATGTAGTTTCTCTAGATTATGGCGATTCAAATATAACTTCGAACTTTACGTTTGAACCTGGACAAAAATCATCAATTTATGATTATTCAAAATTAGTCAGAAAACCAAATGCAAAAGAACCAACACGAGAACTAACTGTAGTATTTGAATCTGCAGATTATCTCACTTCTGATGTTGGTGACATTGTAACCGTTAATTCATACTCAAACTTTGATTATTGCGATTTACCAAAAGTTGATGGTATTTCCGTTTCGGATATTATTGATGTTCGCCCTAGAGTATCTCGCTATAACGTAAGCGTTAATTCTAGGTCTCCATTTGAATTCTTAGGTAGAGATTTTTCAAATAATTCGTCAAATGTTAAAAATATTTTAGCATCTGACGAATCTATTAATCTGGATTATTCATTCTATCTACCAAGAATTGATAAAATTTTCTTATCCAAAACTGGCGAACTGCAACTTGCTTCTGGTGCCCCAGAAGAGTTACCACAACCCCCAAATCAGATTGAAGGTTCTTTGGAAATTGCCACAATTTCTCTTCCCGCTTATCTCTGCAATCCCGAAGATGCTGATATTCAACTAGCATCTCACAAGAGATATAGAATGGAGGACATTAAAAATCTTGAAGATAGAATTTCAAATCTTGAATATTATACTTCACTAACTCTACTAGAGAATCATACTTCCAATCTTTTCATTCCCGATAGTTCTGGATTAAATCGCTTTAAATCTGGTTTCTTTGTTGACAATTTCTCTAATACTATTTCACAACTAAAAACCACTGTTGTTAAGAATAGTATTGATTTAGATACGAATGAACTTCGCCCCTGCCCATATACAACTGCACTCGATCTTGTTATTGCATCAAACTCTATTGTTGGTATTGGAACAGTTGCAGATAGTCGTATTGACTTGAAATATGCTGCGGATTTGATTGGCTCCAATGTTAAAAAGACTGGTCAACTCTTAACCCTAGATTATGATGAGGTTGTTGAGTTTAGTCAGCCATATTCAACTAGAGTTGATAATGTCGCATCTTATAGAAATAACACCTTCAGTGGCACTATTGTAATTTACCCGTCCTCGGATGTATGGGCAGACCAAGTAACAGTATCAACTAAAACTGTTTCAGCCGCAAACTATTCACCTTCTGCTGCTCAACTTGCGGCAGTTAGTTATGACCAACAAATTGGTTTTAACCCAGTTTTATGGAATGCAGTTTCTAATATTTGGGAGCAAGGAAACACTCTCATCAGGAGTGAAGTTATTCCGTATCTTCGTTCTAGAAATATTGAATTTACTGCCAAGAGATTGAAGCCTCTTTCTAGATTATATTCTTATTTTGATGGAAGAGCAATGGATAAGTTTATTGTGCCCAAACTTGTTCAAATTCAGATGACTAGTGGCACATTCCAAGTTGGCGAAACTGTAATCGGAACAAATTATTCATCTGGGGCCAGAATAGTATTCAGAGTAGCAAAAAGTAACCACAAATATGGCCCCTACAATTCTCCAACTGTAACCTATTCTAATAATCCATATTATCCAGATAGTGTAATCCCTGACAATTATTCATCAACTTCTACAATCATTAATGTTGATACTTATAGTTTATCAAATATGGTTCAAGGTGGTTTCAGTGGCTATATTGAAAGTGGTATGGTCCTTAAAGGTCAGACTACTGGGGCAGAGGCGATTATTAGTTCAGATATTAAGCAGATAGCAGATAGTTCTGGTGATGTTATTGGTTCATTGTTCATTCCAGATAGAAATGTTCAACAAAATCCATCATTTGAAAGCGGAACTAGAGTCTTTAGATTGACTAACAGTTCTACAAATTCATTAGTTGAGGGTGCCGCAACATCTTTTGCAGAAGAAAAGTATTACTCTTCTGGTAGACTTAATTCTATTGAGCAGAATATTGTTAGGATTGAGCCTCCTCAATCACCACCTCAGCCCGCACCTGAACCATCTCAATCTACGCAAGAAGAGATTTCTTCTGCGCCTACGGATACCCAAACCCAAGATTCTCGCCCCTGGCAAGATGGAGATATTATAATTCGTGGTGGTAGACGTAACATTTCTGCTTCAGCCGAAGGCCAGAGATTGGTTGATAGTATTAATGCCAAAAATGGCACAGCATTCAACCTTAATCAAGTATTGAATGCAGCCGGAATTAGAAGATTGGATAGTTTTTCTGAACTTCAAGCAATGAATGCTGCAGCTAGACGGCTTGCTGGTAAATAAACTGAACTATTTAATCTTGAATATAAAAAACGAGACTTTTCAAAATTCAGTTAAAAATAACCTAAATAATGTGCCCGGTTGGTTAATGCTTTTCGGGTATCGGTGGAGTACACCGATTACAGACGTGGAGCGGAATTAAGACTAGAATGTTATTTAAACAATTTAGCATCTGCAATGAAGCGTCTAGAAAATCAATAGGGGTTTTGGCTCTTATTGGTTTTTGTTACTAAACCCTATTGCCCAGTCATTTAATGAAGTTAGTAGACCCCATTGCCCAGTCGTTTTACATTAAGCCTCTTAGTGGGTATTTCGTAACTTCACTTGATTTATTCTTTTATAGTAAAGACCCAGAACTTCCTGTAACAGTCCAACTCCGTCCGATGGAATATGGAGTACCAACTGATTCTGTTTATTCTCACTCAGAAGTAGTTTTAAATCCCAAAAATATTTCTACTTCAAATAATGGAACTTTAGCAACAAGAGTAACATTTGATTCTCCAGTTTTCCTAAAGGGCGACACCTTCCATTGTGTTTGCATCCTTTCAAATTCAGACCAATATCTTGTCCACATTTCAAGATTAACTGAGATGGATTTAGCCTCTAGTTCAACTAGCGGCGTTTTTGTAACAAAGCAACCACTTTCCGGTTCATTATTTAAATCTCAGAATGGTTCAACTTGGACTCCAGTACAAAGCGATGACTTAAAGTTCACTTTATATCGCGCAAACTTTAAGGCTTTTCAAGGGGACATTAATTTTTACAATCCAGAATTAACTGATGGCAATCATCAAGTTGCAAATTTAATTAGTAATCCTCTTGAAATAAATGCCAGAAAGATTAGAATTGGATTGGGTGCTACTATTTTAGCCTCAAATTTGACCATTGGTAATGATATCTACCAACTCAATGCGTCTGGAAACGGAAATTATGTGGGATATGCTGGCTCAGCTACCGGCACCCTCAGTATTGTTAATGCAGGTATAGGCTACACTCCGTCTTCGGGTTCCTTAACTTATAATAATATTGCACTAACTTCAAGGACTGGCAGCGGTAGAAATGCAACTGCAAGTATTACCATAACAAATGGTTCAGTCGCATCGGTTGGTGCTACTATTACGACTGGTGGTAACGGTTATCTTATTGGCGATGTCTTAGTTCCAACTCAAATAGGTGCCTCAAATTTAGGGCTGAATATGCAACTTTCAGTTCAAAATATTGCAGGTATTAATGAACTTGTTGTTGATAATGTTCAAGGAGAATTTGAAACTGCTCTTTCCGCTAAAACATTAACCTATGTCAATAGTTCAGGAGTAACTAGCGACATTTATTTTTCAAATGGAGTAAAGGCATATCCAAGTAGCCTAGTTGTAGTTGAAAATGGAGAGCACATTAAAGTTAATCATAGAAATCACGGGATGCACTCTAATGTGAATAAAGTTAGCATAACAAATATTTCAAGCGATATTAACCCATCTAAATTGACCACTGCATATTCAAATACTGCCACAGGAAGTATTAGCATCCAAGATTCAACCAATTTTTCAACCTTTGAAAATGTTGGAGTTGCATCAACTAATCCTGGTTACATTCGGATAGGAAATGAAATTATTGCATATAGTGGTATCTCAGGAAATACATTAACTGGAATTACCAGACAAATTGACCAAACTTTAGCCAGTTCTTATGCCACATTGACTCCAGTAATGAAGTATGAGTTAAATGGAGTATCTTTAAGGAGAATAAACAAAACATTTACTCTTAGCGATTCAACCGAGACAAATTCAATTGGTCTAGATTATTATAAAGTTAAAGTTGATTTCACAAACGGTGGCAATGTTGCAGCATTACCACAAGGGCAAACTAGCCGTAATGGGGGCTCACCACTTGGTAGATTATATTTTAAACAAACTAAATCTTCTGGCGGCGAAAATATTAAGGCAACTCAAAATATTCCGTTTGAAATTGTACGGCCAATTGTAGACTCTACGGTTTTACCTGGCACTAGCATTTCTTCAAAAATAAGAACAGTTTCTGGAACAAGTATTAGCGGAAGTGAACTTTCTTATAATGATGTAGGTTTTACCGAAATAAATCTAGATTCAAATAATTATTTAAACTCACCAAGAATTGTTGCAGCAAAAGTTAACGAAACTCAAAATTTGGGGTCTCTTCCGGGTAAAAAATCTTTTACCCTTAATATGCAGTTGAATACATCAAATTCTTATATTTCTCCTGCAATTGAATTGCAAAGAGTTGCAATGAGTTTTACTACCAATAGAGTTGATAATTTAATCACCGATTTTATTGTTGATGATAAGGTTGCAAAATTAACAACAGACCCATCGGCATTTGTTTATGCAAATGTACCAATTCAACTTGAACTTCCCGCAAATTCAATTAAAATTTACTTATCGGCTCACGTTAATATTTTCAATGAAATAAAGTGTCTCTACTCAGTATCAAATACAAGTGGTGATGAGCCCGTTTATTACCCATTCCCCGGTTATACTAATCTAAACAGTTTCAATAAAGTTATAGACCCCTCTCAAAATAGTGGCCTTTCTGATTCTAAATTGATTAAAGAAGACTCTCTAGGATTTGAAGGTGATAATGTTAAATTTAAAGAATACTTATTCTCCGTAGATAATCTACCATCTTTCCGCTATTATAGTATTAAACTCGTTGGAACTTCCACCAATCAGGCATATCCACCAAGAGTAAAAGAACTAAGAGTTATTGCACTTGCAGGAGCAGCAGTTTGAATCAATCTAAAATTGAAGGTCACCCAGATTTAATCAGGGATATGAATACTAATGCAATACTAAATACAAATCAAAGCGGATATGAAACTTATCTAGCAATGACACAAGCGAAGCATAAAGAACAAAATAAAGTTGAAGAATTGGAGAGAAATTTAGATACAATAAAAGAGGAAATTAATCAAGTTAAATCATTAATACAGGAGTTACTTAATGCAACCAGATAAAATTATTTTAAATGATGTGAATAAACTTTTTGAATATGAAAAACTTTCTAGAGATATAGATAGTATTAATGATATTGAGACGTTGAAAAATATGTCCAAATCTTATATTAAACTTTACTTAAAACAGCAAGAAGTTCTTTCTAAAATCTAATGGCACAACCATCATCCCGCCAAGAACTAATTGATTATTGCCTCCGCAAACTTGGAGCACCAGTAATCAATATTTCTATTGCCGAAGAACAACTTGACGATTTAATTGATGATGCCCTGCAACTATTTTATGAACGGCATTTTGATGGCACAATTCAGGCTTTTCTTAAGTATCAAATAAGACAAGAAGATATTGATAGAGCAAAGGGGAAAGTTGGATTTGCCAGCACATCAATAGATGGTTATAATTTTACAGAAACCGCAAACTATATTAAGGTTCCTCCACACATTATTGGAATCAATAAGATTTTTAACTTCTCAATGGGTAGCACTCTATCCAGTGGTCTTTTTAATATTAAATATCAACTATTTCTCAATGATTTATATTATTGGGGGTCAATGGAATTGCTCTCATATACAATGGTTCAGCGGTATCTTGAGGATATTGATTGGATTTTGACACCGGAGAAAATGGTTCGGTTTAATAAAAGAGGAGATAAACTATATCTTGATATCAACTGGTCAGATGTTCAAGTTGGAAATTATATTGTTCTTGATTGTTACCGAGCAATGGACCCAACAGAATCTTCAAAAGTTTGGAATGATTCTTTCATTAAACGGTATGCCACGGCCATTATTAAGCGTCAATGGGGTCAGAACTTGATAAAATATCAAGGTATGAAACTTCCGGGTGGTGTTGAGTTTAATGGTCGTCAAATCTATGATGATGCACAAAAAGAAATTGACATTATTATGGAGAGGATGACTTATGATTATGAAATGCCGCCATTTGACCTTATTGGTTAAAAAATGTTAAATCCCTTCTTTCATAACGAGTCAAAAGTTGAACAAGGATTGCTTCAAGATTTAATCAATGAGGCAATAAAAATCTATGGCATTGATGTTTTTTATCTGCCTAGATTTTACCTGACTAAGAAAAAAGTTATTAGAGAAGTAATTGAATCTGAGTTTACAAATGCGTATCCCCTAGAGGCATATCTGGAAACGTATGACGGATATGAAGGTGCAGGAACATTGATGTCAAAATTTGGCATTCAGCCAATGAATGATATGACATTAACTATATCTAAAGAGAGATTTGAAACATATATTGCTCCACTAATTCAAAAATTACCAAATGTAGAACTTTCTAGCCGACCCAAAGAAGGAGATTTAATCTATTTCCCACTTGGAGATAGAATTTTTGAAATTAAATTTGTTGAGCACGAACAGCCGTTTTACCAATTAGGTAAAACTTATGTTTATAAATTGAATTGCGAGTTGTTTAGATATCAGAATGAAATTATTGATACTGGAGTCATTACAGTTGACGATAAAGTATCTGATAAGGGTTATATTCAAACATATACGATGGTTGGTTCTGGTTCAACTGCAACTGCTACTGCAACAGTCGTTAACGGTGGGGTTAGATTTGTTACAATGTTGGATAGGGGTTATAATTATACTTCACAACCTAATGTTACTTTTGGTTCGGCCCCACCTAATGGTCTTACAGCAACTGGTATTGCTACGATGATTGGGGGAATTCAGGACTTATGTGGTCCAAATCCAGATAAATTGCGTGTTCAAGGGGTACTCCTAACTAATTCTGGTTATGGATATAGTTCTGCGCCAACCGTTCTC